TAAGAAAAGTTGGGTTAACTTTGATATCTCGGTAATACCAAAGAACGCACATAAAAATAGTACGTCCCAAAGTTTAAGTTTAATAGCAAAAGGTATTGTGAGTAATCCCCCAACAACTTTTATCATTAAACCATATTTAAACTCTCCCCATAACATAGTTTGATAACCAATTATGAGGAGAATGTTTCCAATCCACCGAAGCAAATCAGATTTAGACATAAGGGGTTTTGCTCCCGACCAGTGCTGTTTAAGTCCATCCGTGACTATTTACTCATACAACTTCTACAGATTCAATATCAGCAAGAACATATTCCATAAGCATTTCATAATCATCCAGAGGATCACCAGAGAATACTACACCTTCACTTTCATAGTACCGACGAACCTTTTTGTAGAGTTTCGGATTCTTTACATCAAGATAAAAATCGCCGTTTGCTGCACCACGAAGAGTTTGGATGTCTTTCTTGAATTTTGCTGTGAGAGTCATTGTTTTGAATGTTGACCTTAGTATTATAAAGGTTTGACTTGGAGAAGTCAAGACGGACAGTTGCCAATCTGTCCTATGCTCCTTGCGTGGATCGAACACGCCTCAGGCGAATTATGAGTTCGCTGCATTCACCAGATTGCTAAAGGAGCGATGGGAATACTGGGAGTTGAACCCAGACTAAGCCCTTATAAGGAGCCCGCTCTAACCATTAAGCTATACTCCCATAAAAATCACGAACCTTCTTCGTGATCAGTGTGAATGCGTATTATATCCTCACTCACACCAGATTCTTCAAAGACTTGTACCACTTCTTTATATGGCACCATAACTGCGTTGCCGTGCTCACTTGTTATGATAAATGATTCTCCTTGTTCTACTCTATTCATAAGATTGTCAAAGTCAGATTGAAACTCTTCTACAGTAAACGATTGAAGTTCAGAAATTTCTTGCATTTTCATAAAGTGAGTTTTATGAGTCGGAGTGATAGGATTCGAACCTACGACCCTCTGTTCCCAAAACAGATGCGCTACCAAGCTGCGCTACACTCCGTTATTTGTTTTTGTGTATAATCATTATACCCAATATTGGAACCATTGTCAAGAGATAACATAAGATGAATAAGAATACTTGATTGTTAAGAAGTTCTCCAGCAAGATGTCTCATCGTACTCTATCTATAATGGCAATTACACCATGAGCATAAAAGAAAAGCAGAACCGAACCGATTGCTGCTGATATTATTGTAGCAGTTTTATTGTGTTTGTCAATAGCCTGGTCAATCATCTCCTGAACTTCAGACCGACTAATGAATTCGTCGTGAGGTTCCATCACTTCTCATCTCCAAGAAACTTTGCTAAGGGATCTTTTCTTGTCTTAACTATCTCCACTGCTCTTTTATAAAACATATTATCTGTATTGCCAGATGTTTCAAATGTCTCCTTTATACGAACCCAATTATTATAGGTATGTTGGTCCATGTCTGTGATGCGTATTACTAATATATACTAATCACAGGTTTTCCAAAGTCAACTAAGTGTCAGGATTCTGTAACACTGTGATACAGAAAACAGAATAAAATATTAAATTAGTATCTTATGTAACGGAAAGGAGAGGATTCGAACCTCCGGAGGCTTTCACCTCTTTTGTTTTCAAGACAAACGCCTTAAACCACTCGGCCACCTTTCCAAATTGTCAACGAATCTCAAAGTCCAGTTTACGAACCTTGCGTTGTCGTCTTGCCTCTTGCCAGGCAATATCTTGTGAAGTCAGAACATTTCTTTGTTCTTTCTGTGTAGAGTTTACCATAACTACTCTACTTAAGTCAACAGCCGAAACACTATCACCTTTAACAGTCATCATATTATGACAACCACAAACCTGAGTTTTATTTGTGCTAGTTATTTCTTTGCTGCAATCTCTGCATCTTACTATAATCATGATTCATAAATCCTATCATTGCGTAAACGATCTTAACATCCAAATAAACTTACCATGTGCTTCATTCAAATCATCAACAAGATTAATTGTACCTTTTGATTTTTGATTTTCTGCCTCTTCTGATACTTGTGTAAGAAGGTCAACTATCTTTTGATTTCCTTCTAATAAGTCACGCACCATTCCCATTGTATCTAGTCCACTATTTGCTTCCGAAATATGAGAAACTTCTGTAATTCTAGAAAGAGTAGGAACTGGTTTTATATTTAAGTATCTCATATGTTCTGTCATTCTGTCAATCTCTTCAAACATTGCTTCATACTGCTCTCCGAAGAGGTCATGAAATTGTTTGAAATCATCACCTACAACATTCCAATGATATACCCAAGTCTTTTGAAACAAAACAAAAAGACTTGCCTGAGTATCAGAAAGTAGTTTATAAAGCGATTCCATTATACTCTTTTTTGAGTATTTATATAAGTGGGAGCAGAGGGATTCATTTTTTACTTAGTTATACAAAACTTAGGATGTTGCTTGTCCTTACTATAACGTCCACCGTTACTCTTCTGGGGCGGTAAAGTTTTTTGTGCGTGGCAGTTGGGACAGACCACTTGTAGGTTTTCAGGAGCGTGGTTGAAGGGGTCGTCGTCTATGTGGTCAACCTCAAGGCAAGTTCGTCCGGTATGGATGTTTGTTCCAGACCAACCACAAAGGGAACACTTACACCCACTCGCTTCCAATAAGTAAGCACGAACACCGGTGGGAACATAACCCTGACCTGTATAGTTCAGTTCTCCCACTTTCCACCTATCTATTGTCTCCTGTCTCTTGGCGGCAGCACTACACTCGTTGGAGCAGAACTTGCCAGTAGAACTCTTCTTCTTATAGTCAAACTCTACACCGCAGTGGTTACAGTTGGCAGTGTCCCAACCAGTTCTCTTCCTCTTAGGAGACTTTTTGTTATTATAGGTTACAGAACACGAACGGGAGCAGAACTTGGGTTTATCGTTCTCACACCCGCAGTTTAGACAAGTAGTCATAATAGAACCGAAGACCTGTTATTATTTATAACACAAGTATTCGTTTTAGTAAAGTGCCCGAAGAGGGACTTGAACCCCCAACATTTTCGGTGTAAACGAAACGCTCTGCCTTTGAGCTATTCGGGCAAGCTCCCCTCCTAGGTAACGCTCCTAGCAATCTCCGATTAACAGTCGGGCCCATTCGCTTGCTTGGTCGAGGGGAATAAAGGAAGTTACTGGACTTACACCAGTTACGAGGGCATTGTCTGCTTGTCTTGTTTCTTTGACTTAACTTCCTTTGGCGTCTTTCTATGCTATGTGCATAACGACTACCAAGAGCGAAAGACGAGATTCGAACTCGCAACAACCTGCTTGGAAGGCAGAGACTCTACCGTTGAGTTACTTTCGCAATGAGACAATCATAGACCATTTAGGTTTGATTGTCAAGTGTCGATGAAAGGACTTGAACCTTCACAGATTAATCTACTGGAACCTAAACCCAGCGCGTCTACCAATTCCGCCACATCGACTAGATGGAGTAAGTGTGATATACCTCATAAGGATATAACAGTGACTTACCCTCTATCACTTTTATATATTACACCAGTTCTGGGATAGTGTCAAGTCTAAGTTCTGCGTGTATTTCTCTATGACAGTTGGCGCATACACATATGCATTTATCCAGTTCTTTTTTCTGGTCTTCCCATTTTCTCAGTTTTATAGTTCCAAAGTTTTTATCTTTTTGAGTTGGGTCAATATGGTGAAACTCTAACGCATCTACACATTTATCATACCCGCATCTTTCACATTTTCCACCTTTATATTCAACTGCTTTCTTTTTATTATTTTTCCATCTATCAGCAGTATATTTGTTATGGCACTTTTTGCAGTTTGCGTGCCATACTTTTTTACTTTCTCTCCAATATCCAGTTTCCTCTGTTAAGAAAACTCCACACTTAGAACAGTTTTGAACGGCATTTCCATCAACCCTAAGGATATGGTTTTCGCCAATATATCCATCACTAAATGACTTATTTTTAGTTTTCAGTTCATACTTATTCAACCAATACCTAATAGTTGTCTTTCCTTTATTTTCTAACTTGGATATTTGAGCGGTTGACATTCCACTTTCAATATATTCTATCAATGTTTGTTTATCCATATAGTCCAGAGGAAATATAATATTATTTATACAACTGAACTATTAAACAGGCATACCTGGATTCGAACCAGGGATAAGGCTTTAGAAGAGCCGTGTGATAGTCCACTTCACTATATGCCCATAAGAGACCTCCAGGTTTGTGCATCGTTGAGAGGCATAGGAGGGGAGAGACTTACACAAGGTTTGGACCCCTGTTGCTCATATGATTATTGTACTACTCCTTTTTACAGGTGTCAAGCCATGGTGAACAAAGTCTCATTTCTCCTCCAAGTTTTTTACACTCTTCAGTATAACACTTTGAAGTATCTAGATCTTTCTCTATCAACCGTGGCAAAGGTACTCTAGGTGGTTCTGAGTCTCTTGTCAAGCGTTCATAGTCACGAATAGATTTATCAACATCACGCTCAACTCTCCTACCCACCACAGCAGGGTCCTGGAGCAGCACGTCGTTGATTACGGTGCCTGGGAACAGAACCCTCTGTGCCTCGTCTAGGAGGTCCCAGAGGCGCTCCTGAGGCGCTCCAGTGCATTGGGAGAGGGTTGCTACGACAGTGCTGAGTATGACGCTTATAAGGACGATCTGCTTCTTGTCAGGTCTCTTCTTTCCGAAATTAAAATTAAACATAAAAAAAGAGGAGTAGCAATCGCTCTCCTCTATTTATTATTCAATTTTTCAGATCATTATACCCGCGAGTAACAAATCCTAGCGACACCTTGACTTGGTGAAGCAATAGTAGAGAATGCACCATAAGACAAGTCAAGGTCTCTACCCGCGATATAAGGACCGCGATCATTAACACGCACAATTGTAGACTTTCCATTTGATTGATTGGTTACGCGCAATCTAGTTCCAAAAGGAAGCCATCTATGTGCTACTGATTTACCATAAGCATTGTATCTTTCGCCATTGGCAGTTGTCTGCCCGTGATATCCATCGCCTACTCCATAATGTGATGCGAGGGAACATCCGCTCGCTGCTTTTGCTTGAAGGGGTGCTAGTCCTGCAGTAGCAATAGCAAGAATTGAAAGTGTTTTAAAAAGCATTAAATTTAATAGAACTCTACATCCCAATAGAAGGGGGGTATACCACAACCCTCTCGGGGGGCACCTTCCTGGGCTCTAAATCAAAATCAAGATCTCATAATAAAAAACCCTACTCATAATAGGGAGTTTTTACATAATAAGTTAATATTTAGGATTTGTCAAGGAATTGGATTACCGAACATCAATCTCTTGATCTCCCCACTCCTCTTCTTCAAGACAAAGATAATCAAGTTCCTGAACTCCCTTCGGAATGTTAATCCATTCATCAAATTCCTCTGCCAGAGCAACGGCATTAAATTGATCTTCCAATCCACCATGATCTGCAAGGTAATGAATTCGATCAATACACCAATTCCTTACATGAGGTACTGGTTCAATCTGAGTTTCCATAATAATCTTTTCGGAAGTACCTGTTGAGGATGTTGCTATTGTAGTAGGCAGGGGTTCCGCTGTCAAGTGATTCCGTGAGGACGTTGTTGTTGAAAAGTTGTCTTGTCTCTTCAAAGTTTGTTTTGCCCTTTGTTTTATGTAATGATAAGATAGTTCGACTAAAATTTTCTCTGTCAAATTTGATAATGTCTTCTTTAAGTTCCGGACAAGACCCATAATAGTTTTTCCAATCAGATTCTGATTTTACCTTTCTTTTTTTGCCCTTAGGCGTTCTAAAAGAGAAGAAGTACTTCCTCCCAATATATCTTCTACCATTAAGATTATTCTGGATAAGATAAACAAAACCAAAATAATCTTGAATATCATTTGAAGTAAAAGGTCTCCCATTATAAGACCAAGGGTTTTCATAGTCAATATCTGTACTCATCAATTATATCAAGGACTTCGTTGAGATATTTATTAGCGAGTCCTTTGGAGTCCCAACCTGGTTGGTCCTTGTATAATCTATCTTTTAATTTTTGTACACGAACTTTTATTTCGTCTTTAGTAAGTTGATTTTTTGGCATCAAAAAGAGGAGGCGTAACCTCCTCTATCTATGTGCGATTAGTCATTTTCACCTAACCATTCTTTACAATAGTCATAGTCACCAAACATAAACTCATCACATTCTGCTGCATTCTTATATGCATTCAGAATTTCCTGTTCGCACCATTCGTCATAATTTGAATCCTGAGAAAGTATTTTTGGTAACATTAGATTACATTAATTCCAGGTTCTAATATTTTATAATCTTTTCCATCATAAACAACTCCAGAATAATAATCTGTAGCATCCAACACAGAGAACATATTATATTCTCTTCCATCATCAAATGGTGTTATATCTATCAAGTCTCCATAAGTGTTTTTCCAAATACTATGATATATCGCACATCCATAAGTTTCATCATCAACATCGGTGATTAGATAATATCCACTTATTTTTTCTCCACCATAAGTATTCACATAATGATTAACATTATTGTGACAGTTTGCGTCGGCACATAAAGGTTTAGATACTACAGGAACTTTTAACAGAGTAAGAGAAAACTTACAATACTCTTGAAGTTTAACTACGCACTCATCTTCAGGTAATGATATTCTAAACTTTCTCAATACTCCATCCATTTTTTCTTGGACCTCTTCTATC